GGAAGATGTTTTTGTATGAAGCAATTAAGATTGAGTGGGAAGACTTAGCATACAGAACATACACACCAGATTTCGTGCTGCCTAATGGTATCATAATTGAAACAAAAGGGCAGTTCACTGCTGCAGATAGACGAAAACATCGTGCTATTCAAAAACAACATCCCAAATTAGATATTAGGTTTGTATTTGAAAATAGTAGACGTAAACTAAGAAAGGGTGCAAAGTCTACCTATGGTGAATGGTGTATAAAATATGGTTTTAGATACTACGATAGAATCATACCAGAGGATTGGCTAAAAGAAAAAGGTAAAAACAAACACCCTAAATTTATTAGATTTGGTGGCACTAAGGTAAAAAGGAGATAACGATGACAAAAAATAAACTGTTAAAGCAAGTGAATAATGAAGACTTTTTAATAAGAGTTCGCCCTATGCTTGATGAAGATAATGTTTGGTTGGGTCAAGTTGATATATGTATAATATCTCAGCCCGACAATCCATGTGACGATGAAGATTATTCTCAGTTGATGCACTTTTGTAAAATGGTATGTGCATCTGTTCCTGTAATGGAAGGTATAGAAGAATTTAGAGATGCTTTAAATGCTTTTGTAAATTCCAGTGAAGAAGAAATAAATGAAGATGACATTGACTTTGAAATAGAAAAGACCTATGATGGTAATGTAGTTCACTTAAACTTTAACAGTAAGACAGGGGGTTCAGCGTGACTAGACATGAGGAGTATATGAAACAGGCAGCAGCACAGTCAGATGCACTAGAGCAAGCAGGTAAGGAAGCATATAGTGGTAATGTGCTTGATATGGTAAATAATCCAAAGCATTATAATCAGTCTGGTATAGAGTGCATTGCAGCAATACAGGCTTCGTTAGGTCCAAACTTTAAATATTACCTACAAGGTAACATAATGAAGTATATGTGGCGTTTTGATTACAAAGGTAAACCTATTGAAGATTTACAAAAGGCCCAATGGTATTTAAATACGCTACTGGAAGATGTGGTGGCAGATTATGAGAGTTAAAATGTTCATTACAATTGATATTGATGAAGAAGAATATCCCATACCAGCCGATGGGCGAGTGGGAGACGAATTAGAAGATAGCATACAAGAATACTTCTATGATATAGAAGGTGCTGATATTAGACACATTAAAACAATTACGGAGTAAAGAGATGATAAGCAATCAATTACCTACAGACTATCAAAATTTTATAGCCCTTTCACGGTATGCCCGTTGGAAGGATGATGAACAGAGAAGGGAGACATGGAGTGAAACTGTCACAAGATACTTTGATTATATGGCTGGGCATTTACGTGATAACTGCAACTATAAGCTACCTGATTCACTAAGAGGGGAACTAGAAGAGGCAGTATTAAATATAGCAGTTATGCCTAGCATGAGAGCATTGATGACCAGTGGCCCCGCACTGGATAGATGCCACGTAGGTGGGTACAACTGTTCTTATGTTCCTGTAGACAGTCCACGTGCCTTTGATGAGACTATGTACATACTCATGTGTGGTACAGGTGTGGGATTTAGCGTAGAGCGTAACTGTATAGATAAGCTACCTTTAGTAGCAGAGGACTTTCATCGTACAGACACAGTTATAAAAGTAGGAGACAGCAGACCCGGATGGGCAAAGTCACTGAAAGAACTTATTGCTATGTTGTACTCTGGACAAATACCTGAGTGGGATGTATCAGAGGTACGCCCTGCAGGTGCTAGGCTAAAGACATTTGGTGGCAGGGCATCAGGTCCACAGCCATTGGTTGAGTTGTTTGAGTTTGTTGTACAGAAGTTTAGAAATGCAGCAGGTCGTAGGCTATACCCCATTGAATGTCACGACATTATGTGTAAGATTGGTGAAGTTGTAGTTGTTGGCGGTGTACGTAGATCAGCACTGATTAGTTTGTCTAATCTAAATGATGACCAGATGGCACATGCCAAGTCAGGTCAGTGGTGGGAGCATGAGGGACAACGTGCTTTGGCTAATAACTCTGTTGCATACAAAGTAAAGCCTGAGATGGGTACATTCATGCGTGAGTGGCTATCTCTGTACGATAGCAAGTCAGGTGAACGTGGTATCTTTAATAGGCAGTCAGCTATTAAGCAAGCAGCCAAGAATGGTAGACGTGATACAGAGTATGACTTCGGTTGCAACCCTTGCAGTGAGATCATCTTACGCCCATACCAGTTCTGTAATTTGTCAGAGGTAGTGGTGCGTCAAAGTGACACATTAGATACCCTAAAAGAAAAGGTTAGACTGGCTACAATACTTGGTACATTTCAAGCCACGCTAACTAACTTTAAGTATCTACGTAAGATATGGAAAGACAACACAGAGGAAGAGAGATTACTTGGTGTGTCTCTTACAGGTATCATGGATAATGCCATGACATCCAAGGCTGGTGAAAGATTAAATGTACTGTTAGGTTTACTAAAGGATGAAGCTGTGCGTACTAATGAAGCTATAGCAAAGCAGCTAGGTATTCCACAGTCCACTGCTGTTACGTGTGTAAAGCCTAGTGGTACAGTATCACAGCTTACAGATGCAGCATCAGGTATACATGCAAGGCACAATCCTTTTTACATTCGCACTGTGCGTGGCGATAACAAAGACCCATTGACACAGTTCCTTGTATCACAGGGCATACCTTCTGAACCTGACGTAATGAAACCCGACTCAACGACAGTGTTCAGCTTTCCTATGCAGTCACCCTTGGGTGCTATCACACGCACACAGATGAACGCTATAGAGCAGCTAGAGTTATGGCTAACCTATCAGCGTTATTGGTGTGAGCATAAGCCATCTGTGACCATATCGGTTAAAGAAAACGAGTGGATGGATGTAGGTGCTTGGGTATACAAACACTTTGATGAGGTGTCTGGTATCAGCTTCTTGCCTTTTAGTGAACACACATATCAGCAAGCACCTTATCAGGATATAGATAAAGATGAGTACAAAAAATTCTTGACAAAGATGCCAAAGAATGTAGACTGGTCACTGTTGCAAGAGTTTGAGAAAGAGGACACCACTACAGGTGGACGTGAGTTAGCCTGTACTGCAGGTGTCTGTGAGATTGTAGATATAGAGGCAGCGTGATGAATTGCTGGCACTGTAATACAGAACTAAGGTGGGTTGGAGACCACGATGCAGATGAACTAACTGACGATCACTATACAATATTAAGTTGTTTAGAGTGTCCTGAATGTAAATCATGGGTTGAGGTGTACTACCCTAACCCCGAAAAAGAAAGGAGTGAAGATGAGAGATGTGCTAATTAATTCTATGCGTTCCTATTTAACTGGGAACATTAATAGACACCTCGCAAACATTGAGGTGTATATGAATAGTACGGTAGGCATAGGCGAACATTCAGATGTAATTGAGACTATTGAATTAGAACTGGATAAAGCTGCTGGCTATCACGACAAACTAGAAATGCTTACTAAATATTTTATTCAACCACAAATTCAACAGGAAGAAAAGGAAGATAAAGATGAGTCTTGAACATTACATAAAAAGTGAAGCAGTTTTTGAAGATGATGACCTATGGTACTATAGTCCTAGTGGATATAGGCAACGTGTATCTACACATGCCGCTAAAAATAAAAACAGAATGTTTGTAAACGGAAAATACATATCATCTTCTCATCCCCTGCACAAGCCGGGTAATTATAAGTCATTAGATGACGTGTGGTCACATTCACAAATTGAGAATACAAAGGAAGGAGAGGTATACGCTATTGTGAATAAGGCATGGCCTGATTGGATTAAGGTAGGTAAAGCCTGTATCGCAGAAGATAGGTTAAGTGGCTATCAAACGTCTTCACCTTTTCGTGACTATGAAATTATTGCAAAGGTATCCACAGAAGATAGACACACAAAAGAAAAAGAAATGCATAAAGTATTTCAACATTTTGCAAATGAACGTAAAGGAGAATGGTTTAAGATTAACAAAATAAATGCAGTAAAGATTTTCAATATTCACAGCATTAAGGAGTTAGAGTGTGAGGCGTAATGGACTAAGTAAATATGATGCCCCCCTTCGTATTCAGTACGATTGGGGGTATGACGCTTTTAAAAAAGGTGGCAGGTTTGTTACTATAAGAGGTAATAAAATGTTTTTAGAAAGCCGCCCTAACCTGCATCCGAATAGTATGCAAGCACGTGAGTGGCAGCGTGGATGGAATGATGCCTACTATGATAATTTAGAAAAGGGTAAGTACAATGGGATTAGAGGCAGATGCTAAACGATGGATGGAGAAAAAGAAAATGAGTGGTATAACCGCAACTGAATATCAGATACGTGCAGCAGAGACTGCCATCTTCCCAAAAGAAAAAGCCCTTGAGTATTTAACTCTTGGGCTTACTGGTGAGGCAGGAGAGATTGCTAATAAGGTAAAGAAACTTATACGTGACGGTGCTGACGTAGAGGGATATAATGATAAGTTGAATCAGATAGGTGCAGAGTTAGGTGATGTCCTATGGTACTGTGCTATGATAGCAAAGGAAGTGGACATGAATCTTGGGGGTGTTATGGAAGGTAATCTTAACAAGTTGGCAGACAGGAAAGCTAGGAACCGCTTACAGGGTGACGGTGACAATCGTTAAATGTACACCTTTTATTATATTAGCACTGTGGCTATGCTATGCAGTAGGCATGGGGCTTGCTAATGATATATGTGATTGTGTGAAAGATTATGATGGGTGGTGGCGTTAATTAATCAATTTTAATAGGGTTAGGGTCATCTGCTTTTGCTATGCCTCTAACCTTTGCTTCCTCTTCTTTTGCAAGAGCAAGGAGTATATTAAAATCATAACCCTTTTCACTTTCTGGTTCTTCAAACATATCTAAATATCTTTCCATAGCACGTTTCTTAAAAACACTTGCACGTCTATTATAATCCAGTTGTGCTTTAGGATTAAAGCCATATCTTTCTTGAAGAATATTATTAACAGATTGACCACGTAAAGATTTTCTAACATTTTCTTTAAAATATCTTAACTTTTCTTTTAAAATTTTAGCTTGATATGCTGGGTCTGAATCATATTGTTTATATTCTTTGCTCTTTACATAAGGTTCCACCTTTTCATCTATAAAGTTATCTAACAATACAGCATAAAGATCATCATATTCTGGAACTTCGGTTTTGCCCCCATATACATCACTTCTTCTTATACGATGTTTATCCAATTCCTTTTCTAAAGCAGTCTTTCTTTCATACTTTAATAGTCCCATCATCTGTCGAGTTATTGGTGTCACACGTCTTGATCTACCTAATTTTGTGGCTGGTTTACGTGCTTCAGGTGCTTTATATTTTGCACCAGTAAATATATTTTTTAATCCCGCCTCTTCCAATTTTTTCTCTATTGCGTAGTTTCCGGGGATACGTGAAAGAGATTTATTAATAAATAGAGACATCATGTCCCTGCTCTCTAGGTTTCTGGCTATTCTCTCATCATCTGGTGCGTAGAAACTATTGTACAAATCTTGTCCAAATGTAAGAGGTATGGTAAAAGTGCTAACTGTATTTGCTGCCCACTCCGTTATTAATCTAGTTGCAGTTTCTGCTCCCGTATCTCCTATGTCTTTTACATTAAGAAGGTCTTGAGCCAAAGCATCTAAAGTGTATAGTCCCATACCTGCTCTAAATTGAGTTCCCGTCAAAGCCTGAAGTGCATCTGTTGCTATACTTTTATCTCCTATAAATGTCTGTGGCTCCCCCAAGACACTTTGTTTATATGCTTTTTGAAGCAAATCACCAAAGAAAAGAAAGGGAGCAGCAGGAAAAAACGGACGCATGTCAAAAGTCCTACCATCAAATGTCCTACCTTCATACCAATTTTCACCTGCAAATGGACTCATTCTAAATCCAGCACCAGCCAAAAGAAAGGAAGTACCCACTAATCCTTTAGCGGCATTTTGATAGGATGTAATAGCTTCATCTCGTGACATACCAGCTAAAGGTTTTACTACATTAAATAATTCATCCCTACCTTTTCCATGTAGTAAATATACAGGAGAATATTCATATGTGTGTCGTAAAGCATTAATAACAAATCTGGGGAATGGCATAAAAGCTGTGCCAACAAAAGGTATTTTATGAACTGCTTTTATTAATAGTTGACCAATTTCACTGTCTGGTTGTTTTTGATATGTAAAATATAATGCTTCATCTATAGCTTCCTTTAGAGCAACTTTACCTGTTTCTGAACCAAATACGTCATTAAATCTGCCCTTTTTTATAATTTCTACGAGATTAAAGTCATCTGCTGTAGGCATGTTTCCAAACTTTTTCTGAAAGGCAAGTAACTTTTCAGAATTTCTTAATGTGTCAGTATATTGTTCATTTAAAGCACGTTTTAAATTTCCCACTAATGCAGCACGTTTAAATACATTGTCTGTTATAGTGTTAAGTGCGTTTATTTGTCTGGAAAAACCTGCTAATCTTGTCATTTTATTTGGAGAATAAGATGCATCTCCAACGTCTTGTAACATACGAAACAGACGGGTTGCTTCTTTTTCAAAACCCATAGCAAAAACGGTCTCTATGGCTACAGCTTCTTTTTCATTAGTTAAAGCACCTAATACTGCAAAAACATCATCTTGTCCTGCAGTAGTTATATCTTGCCCCGTTGCTTTTCTTAAACCTCTGTCTACTCCACGTGTTATAGTATCAAAGCCAACTCTAGCTGCACCCGACACTACGTTTCTTACTGTTGTAGCTGTCTGTGATGTCATAAATGCTAAACGTGCAGCATCAACTTCTCTAGCACGAGATGTTTCAGTTAAGTATTTACGCACATCATTTTTGTCTACTGCTTCTTTTGCTTTTTTTGCGGCATCTATTACTTCTCTATCAAATCCAAACAAATCATAATTAGCTACATCATTTAATGCTCTACTAAAATTACCAAGACTTGCCTTTAGATTTTTTTTAGCTTGTCCTGCTTGTTGTAGAATACGAGCAGAGTCAGAAACATCTGCCATTATTATATTAGCTAAGTCATCAAATGTTAAATTATATTTAGTTAAGGTATCATCAAACACATCACTTAATTCTTTTGATATATTTTTTTCGTCTAATCCTCTAAGAACACGGGCAAGTCCTTCTGTAATTCTTTCCCCTTCTAATAATCCACCTTTTGTTTTTAAAATATCTGTTAGAGCAGCAGATACCTGCTCCATCTTTTTAGGGTCTACAGCAAGACGAATATTTTTATCCATACCTGCTGTTCTTGCTTTTTCCCCTAAAGTTTTTTTACCAGCAGTAACAGCTTCTTCATTTAAGGCATTTAATTTTGTTTTTAAGTTATTAAAAAGACCTAGTTTATCTTTATCCTTCTTCAAAACATCTACATTTTTGTTGGCACGATCTATTCTTTTTTGTATAGCATCTTGAGATATTTTTACCAAATCCCCAGTATTTCTTTCCACATACTTAAAAGTTTTATCTTTTAGAAAACCAAGACCCGGAGCCATAGGAACTGCAGCAGATAAGGTTCCTACTAAAGCTGTTTGTGACAGAGATAGTTCTTCTTGTATATCAGCCTCAATAAGTGTTTT